TGAATTCTAAAGCTTTCTTACAGAATTCGATAGCCTGTTCTTTCAATCCAAGCCTCCAAGCCGCAATACTGGCGTAATCGTATGGTTTTTCAGTCCAAACGCTTGGGTCCATAGTGTAAACAGCCTGTTTATCTTTAATATTTAAAGCTGAAAGTGCTGCGCCATAGCTCTCAGGCCACATACTTAACCTGTAAGTTGCAGTGGCCAACTCACACCAAGGTTCACGGGTATCGGGGGCTTCAGCGCAAGCCAATCTGTACCACTTTAAACCTTGGTAAATCATTCCCAATTCTTCATGGGCTTTACCCAATAAACGCATGGCATAGCATCGCTCATTAGGCCAAGTAGCTTCAGGCATAGCTAGATAACGATTTAAAGCCTCTATAGCCTCTTGCCAACGGGAATAGAAGGTAAGTTCCCGTGCATGGTAAAAAGCGTTTCTAGGGCAGTGTGGGTCTTCTTTGATAGCCAATTCAAGCAATGGCATATATTGACCACGAGACTTAGTTGGGTCAGGATGGTGGCTGACCAAAAGCATATCCGTGTGGGCATAAATCTCTTGGATTCTGCCATCAGGACGGGGATATTCATGGACGGGATGATGCCAATGGTATCCGTGGCGGTGGTGGATTTTCTCGTAAAAGAAAGATATTCCACTGCCCCAATCAAATTTGTATCTCAAACGAGTTGTTTCAGCAGTCCAAACCCGTTCAATCTCCTCCCGCCAACCTTCTTCCATAATTTCATCAAGGTCTAATGAGATACAGACATCAAAATCACGGGGAATCATCGCAAGGGCAGCATCCCTAGCTTTATCAAACCGCCAGGGGCTAATGCAAATATCATGGACTTTTGCACCACATTCCAATGCTAGTTTTACAGTGTCATCAGTAGAGCCTGTATCTGCAATCAGAATCAAATCTGCATCTTTAGCTGAATCACAAAAACGCTGAACAAATTGCTCTTCGTTTTTTGATATGGCATATACGGCTATTTTCATTGCTATTCCTATATTATTAAATTGTTATTTCAGTCCACGCCCATTTGTTTGCGTATTTTGGTTGCTGAAATAGCGTGTGTAGCATCGTCAAACGACCCTTGCTCAATCTTGTAACCCACATCCCTGCCATAAGTGATATTGACCACATTAGGCACAAGCTGAATTTCATATTGACCTTGATATAAAGGGTCTAAATCACGCTTAATAAAGTCTTTGACTTGATTGGCAGCAAACGGGTTTGAGCCGTTCCAGCCCTGACAGTCTCTGATCTGAATAACTACCTGACCAGTTTTGGCCAATGCTCTTTCAAACAACTTGCGGTGGCCTTCATGCCAAGGCTGCCATCTGCCCAACATTTGGACAGTTTCTTTTTGCCAATCAAAGACAGGGCGTTGGCGGTCATCCAAGATGTGAGCAGCAATGAACTCACCCCACTTCTCAGCCTTTTGTTCGGTAATCCTAAAGTCATACTGCTCTGGGGCTACAAACACCTTGTTGGTGTCCTCAAAACGGCCTTGGTTAATGGTGTCAACCCAGATAGTCCAATCAGCCTTAAAGTTGTTACGCATCTCAACTAGAGGGGCAACAAAGTCGCAGATCACATAATCCACATCGTAGCTATCAGCCAAATCACGCATCCTTATACTTTGGCGAATACGACCTTCATGGGAGAAGTCCCAATCATTGTATTTCTTACGCACATCATCAGCATTCAGCCACATAACTGTTTTATGGTTATTTTGCAGATGCTCAAGAATGTGTTGTGCAAGGTAAGTTTTACCAGCACCAGGCAATCCCATAACTAATATGCGTTTCATCCTTTAACCTTATAAAGTTGTTTCATTGCAAACTCTGGTGCGGGTGTGCGCCAGAACTCTTTACCAGAATACTTTTCCCAAACAGACTTAGGAAGAATAGATGGACGTTCTTGCCATGTCACTTCTTTGCGTACTGTATGCAGACTCTTCATGTTTAATGCTTTGTCATAAACCTCGTTGTCATACTCAACATTCTTGTAATCGTGTTCGTAATAAGGCTTGCCAATAAACTCATAAATCTCACGCATTACGCTTTCAGGTTGTTTGCACAAAGATTCGTACTCAACCAACATAATCATTTTTGGGTTTAGCAGTAAACCTTCTTCTAGGAAGTAATAAGGCTTGACTACTTGGCCTTCCTTCTTCACATCCATTAGGGCATCGCACCTTGTGGTGACTGTCTGCCTAGCTTCATCGTCTGTCAGGCTTGCGCCATACAAAGAGTTTTTGGCGGCTATGCGTTCAAAACTGTCTAGTATCCAAGGCAAGTCACGCACACAACAAATGATCTTGGTCTGTGGGTACAGGTCTTTAAGCAAAGATGTTTTGGCAGTCCATCCTCTGCAAGTGTCAAATACTGTATTAGGAGTAACTGCTTTGTAGTAAGCGTTAATCAAGTCTTTAAGTATTTGCTTGCGTCTGTCTTCATCTATTAGGTGATTGCTCTCACTTCCAGTAATGACATTGATAGTGGATGCCACCAAGCCTTGTACTGGCGAGGATATATCTGCATAGAACTCAGGGTTCTGTCGCAAGATAGCCGAAAGCAAGGTAGACCCTGACCTTGGCAAACCAGAGATGAAAAAAAACTCTTTCATCCTTGATTAGCCTGTGGAATCCAATTGACTGTGGCTTCATCCCATTGATAACGCACATTACCGCCATTCATAACGGCATCTGCGGGTCTTGGTACTGGCGCACCCCACGTCATTGTGTCCAAGTAACCAATCCAAGATGGGTAAGGTCTACGGGCTTCATGTTCGGCAACTTTGGCTGCATTAAATTCTTCTTCGGTCAAGACTTGCAAAACACCCGCAATCGTAGTGTCTGCATCGTCATCGCAAGTGCCATAATATTTGGGCGCACGAAGATATGTGCCATCAGAAGCAGTCGCTACAGGCCATGTAGAACTGTCATGCCATAAATGAGTCCAGCCTTTGACGGCAGGCATTGATGGGCCTGTGCGTTGTGGTTCAACAGTACAAGGTATTTTTGTAACTGCATCTACTTCGGTTATACAAATGTATTTCATAATTTCTCCTAATTAAACTGCTACTCTGCGAATGGCTCGGACTCGGTAAGAAAAGTTCTTTCCATAGCTAAACTGGTTGCCATTATTAAAACTTTGTTGCCACGCATTGCCTACATAAGAAGCAAATTCTGTACTAGACCAGTAAGGGGCAGCAGCATAATCTTCTGCACCCGTATCTTTAAAGTCTGTTGCTGAAGTTTGCGCTGGATTACCACTTGTATAGTTACTTGCCCTAGCGGGGACTGCATTTGCATTTATTCCACTAGAAGTGTTATTAAGTTGTGTGTTAGGTTTTAAGTTGAAATAACAAACTTCTAATTCATTTAAAGCGGGCATATACCAATCACTAAAACCACCGATAGTCAGACCTTCACAGAACTGAGCCGCTGGATGGAGTACGTTGTTCATGTTTGAACTATTAGTAGGCCCGTCAATAACTGAAGATGTACCTGTTGTGCCAGTGGCTACTGTTTTCCATTGCAACGTACTTTGTGCAGATGCTACTGGCCCAACAACTAAGTTGTAGTCAGCAATACCATTGCCAACGGTAGAAATCTGCCCCGCAAAGAAACCGCCTCCAAAAGCATCACCAACAGCTAAAGGTTTAGGCCACAATCCTTGCTTCTTTAATTGCATAGCTTGGTCAAGAGTCCACATCCCACTAGCCGCAGAACTTGTTGGTGCTACAGGGCTTTTTGTGATGAAACCTCCGGGGTACTTGGAACTCATATGTTTTCCTTTTGCGTACGCACTGCCAGTTGACGGGCTAACTGTCCTTGACTCATTTTAAGTCTAGTTGCTTCGCTTTTTTGCCCTAAACCTTTTGCCGACTCGCTCATTTTTCTTTTGGTTTCGTCACTGACAAATCGGCCTGACATGGCAACACGCATCTTTTTACAGTGTTCTGGCGTATGTTTTTTACCAGTAAGAGTCTTGCTAATTTTTTGTCTTTGCTCAACCGATATGGTTTTTCCAGTGTTTATTACTCGCAACTTTTCACATAGTTCCGCAGAACGCTTTTGACCCTTATGACTTGCACCAATTTTGTCTCGGTGTTCTTGTGTAAACTTTTTGCCAAACCAAGGATGGCTTTCTTTGTTTAAAGCCGCAACAGGGCCTTCACCACCCCCACAAATGTTATAACCAGTTGGGGCAAGCGTGTTGTATGCGGTTATTAGTTTGGACTCTAATTCCATGCAATAACGGCGGTCAGCTACCACAAGCACTTTAAAATCAAATGATGTTTTACCATGCTCGTGTATAGCATTTTTGATGTATGACTTAGAGCGTGTTTTCGGGCCACAATGGGATTTAAACCTTTGCTTAATGTTAGACGTAATCCCAAAGTACTGCATCCCATTTAACTTGTTAGTTATGGAATATACGCAAGACCCGCCTGGATATTTTTGGCTCATGTTTATTCCTTAAACTGCAACTCTGCGAATGGCTCGAACTCTGTTTGTTCCATTTTTAGCAGGATATCTATATTGATTTCCATTATAAAAATTTTGTGCCCATGCGTAATTAGTATCAAATTGTGTACTAGACCAGTATCTTTGTTCATCAAAGTCTTCTGTTCCAGTGCTTCTAAAATTTGTAGCTGAAGTTTGTGCTGGTACACCAGATGTGTAGTTGCTTCCCCTACTTGGAACGGCATTAGTATTTGTGCCAGATGATGTATTATTATTTTGTGTTGTAGGTTTTAAGTTGTAATAACAAACCTCAAGTTCGTTTTTAGCTGGCATATACCAATCAGTGTAGCCACCAACAGTAAGACCTTCACAGAACTGCGCTGCTGGGTGACTAGCATTATTCATTGCCGTACTGTTTGCTGGCCCATCAATAACAGAATCAGTTCCAGCTGTTGTAGTATTTGTAGTCTTCCATTGCAACGTACTTTGTGCAGACACTACAGGCCCAACAACCAAATTAAAGTCAGCTACACCATTACCAGCCGTAGAAATTTGTCCTGCATAAAAGCCACCTTGATACGCTGAACCTATTGGAATAGGTATCCCCGTCCAAGTGCCAGCCGCTATAGCTTGCATTTGAGTCTGTAAAGTAAAAATACCTGAGTAACTTGGCATATATTTCCTTAGACTGCTACTCTGCGAACTGCTCTGACACGATAAGCAGTTGTTTTATTGTAACTAAACAGAAATCCACTACCAAAGTATTGACCTCTAGCATTTGTTGTAGTGGTTTCGGTACTAGACCAATAATATCCCGACGTGTCAGAAGAAAACGCTTCTGCCCCACCTACTTGAAAAACTGTTGCCGATGTTTGTGATGGGGAAAGAGGGCTTCCACCACTATTTGTGTAACCAGTGCTTGCTCGACTTGGAACAGAATTAGCATTAAATCCACCACTTGTACTATTAGCACCCGTTGCTGGTTTTAAATTGAAATAACATATTTCCAATTCATTTCTTGCTGGAGAATACCAATCTGAATAACCGCCAATTGTTAAACCTTTGCAAAACTGAGCCGCTGGATGAGAAGCATTATTCATGTTGGAACTATTTGTAGGCCCATCAATAACAGATGATGTTCCTGTCGTACTAGTAGCTGTTGTTTTCCATTGTGTTGACCCTCCCGATGTTTGGGCAGACGCTACAGGGCCAACAACCAAATTAAAGTCAGCAACCCCATTACCAGCCGTAGAAATTTGGCCAGCAAAGAAGCCACCTTGATATGATTGGCCAATTACTAATAATGGCGTTACAGAATTACTAGCCGCACTAAATACACTTGAACCATAAGAATTAGTAGCTAATACTTTAAATGTGTAAGCAGTTCCACCAGTTAAACCAGTTACTGTAATAGGCGAAGATGCCGCAGTGCCTGTAAACCCGCCAGGCGTTGAAATTGCCGTGTATGACGTAATTGCAGAACCACCTATATCAGATGGCGCAGTAAAAGCAACAGATGCAGAGCCACTCCCAGCCGTAGCCGTACCAATGGTAGGCGCATTAGGATTCTTTAGCGGGTTATAAAATGCGGAGATAAACCCAGCAGCGTATCGCATGGACATGGTGAGTCCTTATGTGATTTCTTCAAAGCTAATTGTAGCAACCAAGTCACCAGCAGTGCCAGCAATTGCTCCAATTGATTGATTCTCTAGCAAATAAAACATTGTAGTTTTATCAGTCACAATTAATGAAGCATCTGCGGGAACAGAAATGGTAGATGCAATGGCTGTTGCAGTACCGCCCAAAGCAGCCGCAGAATAAATATTGACTGTTACATCAGCCGCTGCCGTGCCATCAATGTTTGCAATCACAATGGAATTGATCTTAAATACTTTATTGCTTGCTGCGGCATTTGAAGCCAATTGCGTTGCACTTGTACCAACAGCAACCGATAAAGAATTACCGATAATACTTGTGACGTTTACGATATTAGGATTTGCCATAATATTTCCTTAGAAACCAAAGATCATTGCCAACGCAATGGATTTACCAGCAGTAATGCCACTAGCGGCTGGAGCTTGAGATACCCAAGTGCCGCCAACCGATGTCAACACATTGCCAGCAGTGCTAGGTGCAACTACTTGCAAGGCAGAAGTACCATTTCCCAAAATAACATTGTTTGCCGCCAAAGTATTTGCGCCTGTACCGCCAGAAGCCACGCCAATTGCAGTAGATGCCGTAATTGTAGTAAATGCACCAGTGGTTGGTGTTGTACCACCAATGGCCATGTTGTTTATTGTGCCAGAAGTTGCTGGGTTAATCGTGACAGTGCCTGTGCCTGTTGGAGAAATTTGAATCGTTGCATTGGCGGGATTCATGTTAAATGCGCCATCAAGCGTCAAGTTAACACCACCGCCACCGCCCCACTGTAAACAGTTTGAGCCGCCTGAAGTTCTTAAAGCACCACCACCAGAACCTGAAGCATCAAAATTAGTACCACTAAACTTTGTGTTAGCCGTAATCGTTGTGCCTGTAATAGCTGCTGGCGTTGTGCCACCAATAGCAGGGGGTGCTGATAAATCAAGCGTTCCACCCAAAGTTAAATTACCAGATGTGGTAACTGTGCCCGTTAAAGATAATCCATTAACTGTGCCAGTACCACCAACTGATGTAACTGTGCCTGATCCAGCACCTGCTGCGCCCGTGGGACCCGTAGGGCCTGGCGTTGTAGAAACAGCACCTGTGGGCCCCGTAGGACCCGCTACAGTAGAAGCCGCTCCCGTGGGACCCGTGGCTCCAACTGCACCTGTGGGGCCCGTAGGTCCAGCAACTGTTGAAG